GCGCCAGATGGCGCGGTCCACTGCATCTTTCTTTCTGACCACTTTATACCGGGCCAGATTTTGGGGTACAACTCCTGCGATTTGAAAATAAGTTCTCGCAGTTCTTCAGTTGTATGTCTCAATAACAATCCACTAAATTGTGGATGCCCCATGTAGCGGAGCGGGTCTGCCAGCATGGCGTAACTTTTACCGCCACCCGCACTTCCGCCATATAATACTTCTCTCTCACTAGCGGCTAGAAACTCTGTCTGCGGCCCCGGATTAGGCTTGAATAATACGTTAGCATGTTCCTCAACATCAGATGTTTCATATGAAACTTCTTCAATCTGTGGCTGCGGCTCTTGCGCCGGTTCTAGCTTCTTCGATTTCCTTCGCTTTGGCGATTGCCGTTTCCGCATACTCTGCCCACTTGCGGAGGCTTTTAGCTGTGTTCTTACGCTGTCGCTCATGCTGTAGCCGTTTCCTTAATCCTACGTGTGAGATATATCTGCCGCTGTTTGCTGTCAGCCAGTTGGCTACCTCACGGTAGGAATACTGATTGACGTACTTACGTGCTTTCTCTAGCAAGTCCAGTTCTACTGGAATAGGGTCAAGAATGTCGGGGTCTTCTTCACTCTGTTTATAACCAAAGGGTACAGTCCTTGCAATGCGAGGTATCTGCACCCATTCGTTTTCATCTTTAATATCTGTCGGCTGTGGTAGCTTCCACTTGCCTATACTTCTACTCATCGTCCTCAACAGGCGCTTTAGGTGGCATGAGCATAACACCGCCGCTTGCCTCTACCTGCATCTTCTCTGTCTTTACCAAACCTACACGGTCAAGCAGTTCTTTAGCGGCAGACATCTTGTCACGGATGCCAAGTTCAGTTGGGTCATACAGTGCGCCTGTCATAGCCATTGCAGCTTTTGGTGCGTTCTGTGCCATGTACATTTGCGTAGCCTCAAGGATTTCTTCCTTCAAACCCTTTACAATTTCTGCTGTAGAACTGGTATCAGCATAGCCAGCCAGTTTTTTAGCCATGACCATGTTGCCACCAGCCTCGTCAAATAGAACTTGCAGGAACGCTTTTTGTTTACCTGTCAACTCCCTAGCCATTAAACTCTCCGTTATGCATAGCATGAGCGAGTTTTGTACTACGCGATTTTACCTGCCTCGCCCACCTGCTGTCAAGCATTTCTTTCGCCGCTACGTCAAATTGTTTTGCATGTACAGCAGCCCACATTTTTTTGAACTTACAAAGACGTGGCACACCAAGGTTAAACGCCATGTCTACAAGTACAAGTTGACGTACAGCGTCTAACTCCTCGACACAAGGGTGTGCGCGAACCAGTTCCTCTTCGACTATCTGTACGTCATTCTGTGCGAGGTACATAGCATCTGCTTCGGTGATGCCATCAGAAAAGATATGGTCAATGGTTGGAATATCCATCCAGTCAAGTTCTTCTTTACTGATACCCCGGTCATCTAGATTTCTGCCAATGCCCACCGTGTTGATGCCTAGCGTATCTTTGTACACATCAAGGCGCAAACCCTCGTGGGCAATCAGCTTTTTAATTAAATCATCTTTATTGTATTTCATTTTTCATGTCCCATCCACACGGCAAAGGCACCGGTCATAGCCCCCGTTACAACACTTACAAGCGCAGCCTGTTGGCTTGTCGGGTCCGGCAGTGTCATAAACCACTCCACTACCCGCCACGCCGAAAGGGACATTCCCAACATCATTAAACGGGGGAGTATCTTCCACTGGAGTATTCTTTCCATAGTGACTTCGGCCATGCCTACTTCTTTCCAAAGAACTTAGTAGCTGAACGAACGCCAAATGAGGCAGCAACGATAACCCCCAGAGAATATTG